TAACTCAAGCAAATAAAGAGAAGGCGTTTAACTGGCTTCGTGAGAATGGCCTGGGCGATATAATCAAAAACGAGATATCCGTATCGTTCGGTCGTAACGAGGACAACAAGGCGGCTGATTATGCCGAACTTGCAAAGGGTCAGGGTTTAGAACCGGTGCAAAAGCTGAAGGTTGAGCCCATGACCCTAAAAGCGCTAGTCCGTGAGCGTATCGAGGCAGGAAAAGAAATGCCAACGGAACTTTTCAATGTATTCATTGGAAATAAGACAACAATAAAAAGGAAACAATAACAATGAGTGAAGTACAAACAAAAAAGAAAAACGAACTAAGCGTCAATATGTTTGAAACCGATGCAGGCCAAGGCATCTCAAATATAAAACAAGATGACCTTGCGTTACCGTTTTTAAAAGTTCTTGGTCAACTTTCGCCTGAATGCAACAAGCGAGATGCTAAACATGTCGAGGGGGCAGAACCTGGCATGATAATCAACACTGTCACAAATGAAATTTATGATGGTGAAAAGGGGATCGAAGTCATTCCATGTCATTACAAAAGACAGTATATCGAATGGCAAGACAGAGGTGAGAGTCAAGGAGCTCCAGTAAAAATATATGAAGCTACAGGTGAAATACCTATAACTAAAAGAGACAAGTTTAATAAAGATAGATTACCAAGTGGTAACTATCTTGAAAACACAGCTAGTCACTTTGTAGTTATCCTTGGTAAAAATCCAACAACAGCATTGATATCTATGAAAGCTACTCAATTAAAAGTGAGTAGAAAGTGGAACTCAATGATGATGAGCATAAAAATGCAAGGCAAAAATGGCATGTTTACACCGCCAACATATAGCCACGTTTATAAACTAAAAACTGTTCAACAGTCTAACGACAAAGGAACATGGTTTGGTTGGGATGTGTCTAAAGTTGGACCAGTGTCGGATGCCGGTGTTTATCAGATTGCAAAAGACTTTAGCACAAATGTTGCTAAAGATTCTGTGAGCGTTAAACATGAAGCCGAAGCTCCACAAAGTCAAAAAGCGAAAAAGACACTAGACTTATAAGTTCCTGCGTAGGAAAACAGGGGCCGGCTAGGGAGACTGAATCGGCCCCGCAACTATTTTTATGATAAAGAACGCACCGATAACTTATAAGGATTGGATAGAAGCAGGGTTTGTATTGATCCCTTGTGATAATAAACAATCTGCTGTTTCAAGATGGAGTAAACCCGACTTTAAAATAACTGTTCAAGATTGGGAAAACAATCACATTGGAAAACAAATGTCGATTCGATTAGAGAATCACATAGATTTAGACGTAGATAATAACAAAGTAAAATTTTTTATTAATAAACATATTAAACATAAGAGTGCAGTATGGGGTAGAAAAAATAGTCCTGGTAGTCACTATTTATGGGAAGGTAAAGTAGAAGCTAAAAAATTTATTCTACCAGATGTATTCAAAGAAAAAGTTGAGAAAGAAAAACATGGTGCAACCATATGTGAAATAAGATCTGGTATAGGTCACTACACTGTTGTTCCAGAATCAAAGTATCATGTAGGTGATGAAACAATAGAGTGGGAGGAATATAACGGTATAACTACATATCCTAAAGAATATGACATAACAATGGACATTGGTAAGATTGCATTACAAACTGCCTTATGTATTCTTTATCCAGCAACGACAGGGAACCGTGATAAATATTGCACTGCAGTAGCTGGAGTGTTATTGAAACACGGATCTTGGACCCCGGAGCAAGTGGATCTTTTCGTTGGAGATCTTGCTTATCACTCAAAAGATGATGAATCTTTTAAACGAACTAAAAAAGGCACCTCTCATAGTAAATCTGACAGACAATTTGGAATAAGCACCTTAGCTGAAATTTTAAAATGTAGCAAAAAAGATGTTGCAACTTTATTTAGTTGGATAGGAATAGGTTATGCAACTGTTGAAGGCTCTTCAGCAATAGGTGATATAATTGAATACGCTCAAAATAAATACGAAGTTAGAATATCAGGCACTAGAAATGGAGAGAGTGTAGAAAGTTTAGTTAAAATGGACGGACCCACTTTACGAGACATGAGAAAATTTTATGATAAAGTTATAGAACAAGCTCAAATCTGGATTCCTAGAATGAAAGCAGCAGATTTTGAAACAATCGTAAAAAACAAATTTGAAGAAAGAATCAAATCAAAAAATTATATTGAAGGTGATGCTAGTGCGGAGGAGTTTAGAACATATTTAGATAAGTATATAGTTAGAAAACAAGCATCGACTGATCCAAAACAATTACTTTATTTTAACATGCCTACTTATCATTTAAAAAAATCACATCTAGATTTTAATCTAGTTCACTTTGAAGATTTTTTAAGAACAGAAAAATATAACTTTGGAGATCGTAATGATTTAAAAAAAAGCATTCAGGACTATACAGGTGGAACAGAGATTAAGGGTAAAATTAAAGACGAAGAGGGTAACTGGAGATCGTGTGTACACTGGAGAGTTTTTAATTACAAACTAAAAGATCAAAAAGCATTAATTATAGAAGGGCAAGTAGTAAAACAAGAGGAGGTAAAAGCAATTGATTTCGAAGCAGACAAGATCGAAAATTAGAGTTATCGTTGGACCACCTGGCACTGGTAAAACGCACATAAGAATTAAAGAGGAATATTCAAAACTATACGATAAGTATGGTCCTGAAAGAGGGATTCTTTTAACTCACAGTAATGTGGCTAGAAGAGAATTGGTAGACACTATAAAATCAATAGAAAAAGTTAAGAATAACAATCACGTAAAAGAAGATGAAGATTATTTTAAATATAAAATTTGCACGATACACGCGTATGCAAAAAAGAACGCCGGACAAAGAAGGGAAGTGTTTGATAAAAAAACTGATTATGAAAATTTGTGTAGAGCAGCCCCAATGCTTAGACAAAAACATACAGCTTCTATTATAAGAGATCCCGTTAAATATCATCCGTTTTTTAAATGTAATGCAGAAGCTCATGGTAAAGGTAAGAATATTCATGACCACTGGAGAACAGCCGAAGATCCACATAGAAGTTATGAACCTTTTAATCTTTCTATGATGCTAGACATCAAACAGAAGTACGAAAAATTTAAAGACGATAATCATCTACAAGATTATCCAGACATGTTAGATTCGTATAACAGAAAACCTGAAGTTCCTGTCGTTGATTTTTTAATCGTGGATGAGGCACAAGATTGCAGTGTTCCTCAAATGTTAGCCATAGATAGAATGGGAGAACACGCCAAAGAAATAATTTTAGTTGGAGATCCTAACCAGACTATTTTTCAGTTTGCAGGAGCTAATCCTGATTTTTTTGAAAAACTATTTGCAAATGTAAAAGAAGGAGATGAATTAAAACAAGGACTGAGGTGTAGTAAGGCTATAAATACATTTGCTAAAAAAATTATAAAACCTATTTGGGATCATTATGGATACGAAAGAGCATGGTATCCAACAGCTGAAGAGGGAAGTGTACAGATCCTACCAGATTTAAATTTATCAAAATCATTAGATAATTTAATGGAAAAGATAAAAAATTCTGATGAATCATTTTTGTTTACATATCGCACAGAAAAATCAAAACAATGGATAATACCTTTTTTTAAACGAGAGGGATTTAAATTTAGACAAGTAGGGAGTGTTTATAATCATGTATCTGACAAAGAATTTAGTGCACACGTTACATGGCCAGACTTCTTACAAGGGGTACCGCAATCGTTGGAACAAATAAAAAATTATTGGGATCATCTAGATAAATCTTATAAATTAAAAGATGCCAGAGTTTTCAAAAAAATAATAAACAAAAATTATAATTATCAAGATCTTGTAAAGATGGGCTATCTAGTAGAAGGCCTAGAGAAAAAGACAGCTTTTCACCGACTAGTAAAAGTTCCAAAGACAGAGGAAAAACAAGAACAACTAAACGAAAGACTACAATACATAACAAGAGTAATTGCAAAAGGCAACGTAGATCAAAAAAGTATAGTGGAGTATGGCAACTTTCACCAAGTAAAAGGTTTAACGAGAGACAATGTCATAGTGGATAGAACTATAACAAGATACGAGCCAATGTTTGAACAAAGACGATTAGGGTACACAGCAGTTACCAGAGGCAGGCACGAAGCCTGGATTTTAAAATCACAAAATGGAAGGGAGTTAATATTATGAGTAAAGTATGGAAGAAGCAGCACGGAGGTTCACACTATCAAAAGTATGTCATTCAGCCGAGTAAGTTTGTAGTTGAGAACAAGTTGTTATACCCGGAAGGATGTGCTATAAAATACATAATTAGACATCAGGATAAGGGAAAGAAACAAGATTTATTGAAAGCAATACATTTTATAGAAATGATAATTGAGAGGGATTACAAATAATGTGCACCGTTCCACAGGTAAGTGATTTAGATTTATCTGATGTAAATACTGTAGCTGTTGACTTAGAAACATATGATCCTGGTTTAAAAACAAAAGGGTCGGGTGCTATTACAGGTAATGGTTATGTTTGTGGTATCGCTGTAGCAACACATAAACAAACACTTTATTTTCCTATCAACCACAGCATGACTGATAATCTAAACGTAGATGAAACTTGGGACAGTCTAAACAAATTAATATTTCAAAACGAAAACATAGCGAAAGTTTTTCACAACGCCATGTATGATGTGTGTTGGATTAGAGCCACCACTGGCCTAATGTTAAAAGGGCCTGTGTATGATACCATGATTGCTGCATCTGTGCTTGATGAAAATAGAATGAAATATTCTTTAGATTCTTTAAGTAAAGATTATTTAAAAGACACTAAATATAAATGGGACCTAAGAGATAAATCAATATCACAGTACGGGATCAGTGACCCCATGAGTAATATGCATAAGTTGCCTTACGTCTTGGTAAAAGATTATGCAGAACAAGATGTTAGTTTGACTTTTAGATTGTGGAGTTTGTTTGAAAAAAAATTAGACGAAATTATATATCAACCAAAGGGTAAAAGTCCACGAAAAATTTTTAATTTAGAAACAAGATTGTTCCCTTGTTTAGTTGACATGAAGTTCAAAGGCGTTAAAATTGATGTCGAAAAAACGAGAGAGTTTGGTAGGTTTTTAGAAAGACGAAAACAAAAACTTTTACGAATAATAAAAGATAAGACAGGCATTGAAGTGAATATATGGGCAGCAGCTTCCATAAAAAAACTTTTAGATAAGTTAAATATAAAAGACTATCAAGTCACTCCTAAATCTAAAATGCCTAAACTTCCTAAGAATTATTTAACAACACATAAAAATAGATTTTTAAGAATGATAGCCAAAGCTAGAGAATGTGAAAAAGCTAACAATGCTTTTGTTGAGGGTTTGTTAAGTTTTGTTCACAAAGGTAGAATACATGCTGATATAAATCAGATCAGATCTGACCAGGGTGGAACAGTTACTGGAAGATTTAGTATGTCTAATCCTAACTTACAACAGATCCCTGCAAGAGGTTGGATCGGTGAAAGAATGAGAGAGATTTTTATTCCAGAAGAAAATCATCAATGGGCAAGCTTTGACTACTCACAACAAGAACCTAGAATAGTAGTGCATTACGCTATAAAATTATTAAAAGATAACCCTGACCTAAAAGAAGAACACCTGCCTAAAGAATATCGGAACAAGGTTAAACAAAAAATTATTAAGAGTGTGTCAAAGATGGAAAACTTCTACAAAGAAAACCCAGACGCAGACTTTCATCAACTCGTAGCAGACATGGCAAACATACCAAGAAGACAAGCAAAGACAATAAATTTAGGGATGTTTTATGGTATGGGTAAAATGAAACTACAGAAAGAATTAAATTTAGATCGAGAAGAAGCCAAAGAGTTGTTTGATAAATATCATGGTGAGGTGCCTTTTATTAAAACACTATCACAAGAACTAATAGACTTTGCCACAGACAACGAGCTTTT